TTGTTCCATAAAAACGGAAATTTAAAATACGGCAATTGTAAATCTGTTGATTGTATTTGAATATCGATATCTGAATATTTTGGATTAAACACGAGTAAATTTAAGCCATTGTTTGTTACTGTGCTGCCGTTATCTAAAATTCTTCTCATACTAAAATTACTTACGCCGTTTATACTTAAAATCTTGGATACTATGTCATTTAAAGATATTAACTGGTTTAACTTACAATTTTCAGGTGCAAAATAATCTTGAAATATTGCATCTACATTATTTTTAATTTGATTTACATCCACTCTCAAATTTGTATCCTTTTTAATAACAAGATATGTAGATTTATAAACATCTAAATTAACTTCTTCACCGGGTGCTAATAGACCAATTGTCACTGCAGTGTATACTGGGTCTTGCGGTATTAACTCCATATTAAGAGCTTTTGCGTCAGCCATTGATGTCAATATAGTATTCTTTTGCGAGTTTTGTAAAAAATATTGCGTATTATTACTATCCACGGTCTTTATTTTAGGCACCATGAAGATATAAATGTTGTTATCCTGGCCTGCATGAGCAAAATTAACTTCATTAAACAACACTCTTGCATCTTGATTAGGTCTGGTAATTCCTAAACTATAAAAATATTTTATATAATTTTCAATATAGTTTCTGTTGTTAACGGTTGAAGAACTAGTTATAATATTTTTATAATTCTTGTCTATAAATGTTGTAAAGTCTACTTCTGTAATTAACCTGTTTTGACTAAAGAATGTTTTAGGAGCATTTAATCTTATTTCATCAACCGATTCTTTTTCACTTGGTGGTGACGAAGCAATAGGGTTAGTGAAAGATATATAACTTGCATTTGTGGTGTTTAAATAGTTTAACGAAGTGTTTAATACATCTTGTTTAATACGATTAAATTGCGGTGTTGAATAAAAGTTTATTGTATTGCCATTTAGCTGGTTTGGTGAAATTATGCCAGAAGCACCGTCACTTTGCAGATAATAAATATATACCCCGTCGCCTGGGTTTAATTTTTTACCAAATACACCATTACCAAATTTAAGTTCGTAAAATTCATTTTCATTTATACGTAATTCAAAACTATTAGAATCACTACTCTCTAAGAAAAGTGAATTGGTTACTTTATACTGGGTGAAGACATTAGTTGCGGCGTTATTGACATATACATCAATACTAGATTGATCTATATTTAAAGGGGTATTTGTTGCAGTGTCTTTAGATACAATCGTAAACGTTTCAAAAGGCTCTCCAGTTGCTCCTATGGGTGGAAACTCTATAGTTTTTCCTTGATATAATAAATTTTCATCATATAAGGAAGTAAGGTCTTCGACACCTGTTAACGATTTACTAAAAGTTACGTCGTTTGGAAATGAATAATATATACCATTAATAGTAAAATAACTATATCGTGGTATTGTGTATATGTTTAAAGGTAAATTAGTGTTAGCTGTAGCTTCAAATGATAGTAAAGAGGTTTTATACCCAGTTGGGTTGTAGTTAATTAATTTAACAAGCCGGTTCATATTTTCATACAAACTAGTTTGATTGAATAACGATTCATTACTTGTAGTGTTGAGATAAAATAATAGGTAATGGTATGAAAGAGCAACTACATCCATAATGGCATTAAGATTGCTGCCTTCGAAGTTTTGATCAGTAAACACCCCACCAGCATTAAGCCGGTCTTTAATGAGTTGTTTTAAAGTTAACGCATCAAATGTTGCGTAACTGTTTCTAGGTAATGTGAAGTCTGTTAAATTTTGTGACATTTTAATTAATTATTTTTATAAAAACCTGTTTTATCTAAAACCCCAGATACTTTTACCTGTTGAACATTAAATCTTGGAACTGATATACTCAATTCAATGACATACTGTTGGTCTTCTTCTTTTGGAGTTATAGATATGTTGATTATATTTACTCTTGGTTCAAACGTTTCTATGCCAAAATTAATAGCATTGCCGATTAACCTTGCACGGTCTTTTGATACTGGTAAAAACAATAAATCTCTAAAACTTATACCAAAAAGAGGGTTTAATGGTTTTTGACCAGGAGTTGTTGTTATTATATTAGATATGCTGTTAAATATTGCACCGAGATTATCATCTGAATTGAGATCTGTAATCTGTAACGTCTTAGCTAACTGATTATTATACGTATTATCTAATGTAAAATCTATGTTTGCGTCTTTATATACAGTAGAATTAGTTCTATTCGCATTAACATTTGTTAGTATATCTAGATTTAACGTTGCCATCATGAATATTTATGGATAGAATAGAAAATTACAGAGATAGAATAAATAATAATATGCGTAACAAGTTCCTAACATTGGTTGAAAATAATATTACTAAGTATACTAACGGTGGGCTGCTTGTCGGCTATGTAGTCAAGCTCAGAGATGGTTATAAGAGTCTTGAATATTTTAAAACTCTTAGTAGCGATATGCAGACTGCCATAACTGACTTTTTCGGTGCTAATGATCTTAATAAACGGGTAATTAATATTAAAACTGGCTACCCTTCATCATCACCTAATAATGACGATAACAGAGGCTCATGTTTTACCGTTGAGGTTGCAGCTGAAACAGCGCCAGGTCGTTATGATAAAGAAAACAAAATTTCAGTACCTTCAGACATCTTAACAGTAGTTAAGCAAGACGGAGCTAATCTAGTATCAATTCCAGATAGCATGTACAAGAAAGAAAGACGTAACTTAAAACCTGTTGCGCCAGAAGAAAACGAAGAAGTGCCAAACAATCCATATTTACAGACAATGTTATCTCAAGATGGTGATAAATTAACAAGGGGAGACAGAGCTTTGTTAAACAAAAATATAACCATACCATCAAGCCCTGCTAAAGATATGAAGTCACCTATGGTGCCTAAGAGCACTCATATGTATTTACCGACAACTATTAAGAAATAATTTTTGATACGGTAAGAAAACAAGCGAATGCATTAATTTCTTTATCAAGAACCATTGCATCCCTATAAAGGTATTCAGCTATAGTTAATATAGCTTCTCTTTTTTTATTTTCTTTTATATCTGACACGATATCTGCTTCATATAAAAAGTTAAGATAGCTTTTAAGCAAGCTATTATAGTCACCTTGAAACTCTAATTCGTTTTCAATTAAATATTTTCTCATTTCTATAAGTTTGTTCTCTTTTATAAACTTATGAATTTTATTAGTGATGCCATTCCGGTCTGCATTTTCTTTTATAGCTAATACACCAGTTATACAATATTTTTGTATAACATTAATAGTTTTACGTATGTCAGGAAAGTTTTCTTTAATTACTTTAACTAAATTTAACTTTTCGGTATTAGGTATATCAATATTTTCGCATTTAAGTATATAGCCTATACGGGTAACAACATCACTTATTACCGGGTTAAGGTCAAAGCATTGTGCTCTACTTTGAATAGGAGGTATGATCTTATGTTTATAGTTTGCTGTAAGGATAAACCGAGTGTATGCACTGTATTCCTCCATGGTATTACGTAAAGCTCTTTGACCATCAATGGTTATACCGTCGCACTCATCTAATATGACGATTTTAATATTACCATCGAAGCTTTTAGTCTGCGAAAAATTATTAACCTTGTTTCTGATCGTATCAATACCGTTTTCATCAGAAGCATTGATGTACAAATACTGACATTTTAAGATATCCTGGACTATAACCTTTGCAATTGTCGTCTTACCTATGCCTGGTGTTCCTATAAACAGTAAATTAGGAACTTCTCCCTTTAAACTACTGAAATAGTTCCTGTTATCAGGAGATAACACCATTTCATTTAAAGTTTTTGGTCTATATTTTTCCGTCCAAATACTATTTAGCATATTAAAATTGTGTAACTGTTCCGTCTATAGTCAATTCACTAGGAAGTAATTTATCAGATGAGCCAAATCCTTTCTCACCCCTTTGAGATTCAGTTGCTCCTGTCGACCAATGAACGTTAGCTTGAATAAGTGGGTGTATAACTAACTGGGCTACCTTATCGCCAGGTGCAAATGTCTGTGGTTCAGTTCCGAAATTATATAATTTGATACCCATATCGCCTCTATAACCATTATCGATAATTCCACTGTGAGGAAATATATGTTTCTTAAAGCCTACTCCTGATCTACCTTCAATTTTAATCCAATATCCTGGTGTAATATGTGCTAATTTAAGACCTACAGGAACTACAGCCCAACTTTTTGGTGGGACTACAGTTTCTTCAACTGCAGTTACATCTAAACCAGTATCACCAGTAAATGGATCTGAATGGTTGCTCTGAGGCAACACAGCTTTAGGATGCGTTAAAATGAATTTGATATCAATAGGAAACATATATTCATGATTATACATATGGAGCTCTTTAAATCAAGGAATTATATCATAAGTATTTTAATGGCTGATGATAATACCATTAATACTGCAGTTAATCAATTAGTTGATCAATTGCAAAATAATACAATGAATCTTAAAAAGAAAGAAGATTCAGAATTGCCTTTAGATCAAGAAAATTTAGAAAAATTCTTATTACAGTATTCAGGAAAATTAATTAAAGGTAGTGTTGAGTTTGTTGATGATTTAAAGGCTTATGTGCAATCTGCTCCGTCACCAGAAGATATAACAGCCATGGCTAGTTTAGTGAGTTCTTCTGCTGCAGCAATCGAAACTCTAAATAAAATATTAATAGCTAATAAAAATAATGCAACTAAAGTTAATATTAAAACAATGGATATCGAATCAAAGAAACAGTTACAACAGATTGATGTTGATGGTAAATTGCTGATGAATAGAGAAGTATTATTAAAACAATTAATAGACAATTCGAAGGTTATAGACTTACCAATTAATCTTTAATTATAGATTAATAGCTTCTAACAATGCTCATCTAATTGGGTAGCAGCATTTAAAGCATTCTTCGAAACATCTTTCTTAGGATCATCTACTTTTACTTTAACTTGATCAAGAGTTATAGCTTCTAACGTACTTTGTCTAGCAACATTTAAAGCATTCTTCGAAGCATCTACTTTTAATTGTAACCCTTCCATATCAGTTATAGTGTATTTAAAAAATACAGATTTGTTATCTGTATTACCACTTTTAGGGTTAATAAGTTTAAAAAATAATATAAAACTACTTATACTACCAAGAATAGTTAATAATGTGGTGAGTAATGATAATTGATACACTTGCACTCTATTATAATAAATTATATCTGTTACTAGATTTGTACCGTGTGCTGTTTTAGCTGTAAGGTTATTAACGGGGTTAATATTAACACCAAGAACCTTTACTGTAGGTTGCAATCCTCGTAAATTTCTCTTTAAAAGTGGGTTAGTGTAGTAACTAAACATTATAGATGTGGATAACTCATTATTTGAAAGTTTTGTATACCCAGTAGCAGGCATATTTGTAGGGTTAAAATACTGCGAACTGTATATATCATAGTATGGGTTAACATTACAATCCATGACTGACACTTTATCTGAAAGAAAACCTATATCATCTGAAAAGTTAGTAAAATAAACGTTGTTTGAAATCTCAGCATCAATCTTTTCTTTATATTCTTTTGAGAAAGATTGATATTTTTCTATAAAATTTAATTTAAAGATATCATCCATAGGTTTAACTCCTATAGGCAGACCTTCCTTAGAGTAATTAGGTACTATAAACTTTGTTTCATTAAGGGTATTAAATAAATGGCCTGTTGATTTAATTGGGTCTGCAGAAACTTTACTTTTATTAAACCGTATGTTCTGTTGTAATTCAGCAGTATATGAATCTATAGCAGTGAGTATGTTTGTACTGTTATTATAAAAATTTATACTAGTAGCTTGTACAAGCCCTATATATTCAGGTAATAAAGTTACGTTATTGCTCATGCTATATCCTCGTTATTTTTTAAATCTGTAAAACTATATGTTTTTATAGCTACAATTTTATTGTAATAGTTATTATCATTAACAAATATATGGTTAACTGATATTATAAAGTATATTCCTAAGAATTTATCGTCAAAATCATTTTCTACATAAGACCCTGACCGGTCAATTGAAATAAACTTACCTGCATGTCTATGCAACCCACCTTGAACAGTCATTTCGATGCCTAAATTTAATTTTAATGCGTTTTTCAATACTGTATTGCGGCCAACTGCAAGCTTTATAAAATCATTATCGTTACTGTAAATTGTAAACACGTTATTATAATTTAAATTTGTTTTTTGTGTATTGTTTAGTATTAAATTAGGCGACGGTGCATTTTTACCTTTCATAGGCGCTACAAATATATTATCAAATGATTTTTTTATGTTTTCAATATCACCGTCCACCCCATTTATATAAAACGTTTTATTATTAAAGTCATATGAGTGTACTATGTTAGTTTTAATAGTGTCTTGATACAACTTGCCTGGTGGGTTAAAAAACTTAATGTCTATAATATCGCTAAGTTCGCCAAATTCTAATGCAACAGCAGGTTTTTTCATACTATTTTGTATAACCCCAGACACATCTTTTGTACCGCCTTGTAAAGTAAAATTTTCTAAATAATACTTACCGCCCGAATCGTTTGTTTTGTTAAAACTATTTTTAAATATATTGCTTGCACTTATTAACTCATATTCGCCAGTATACTGGTTCTTATTTAGAAAGGCAAAATCTTTATAAGCATTATCGCTTACATGCAATGAGTACATATAAGATATATCATCAATAGCAGTATAGTTAGCTGGAGATGAATAAAATAACTTGCTGGCACCGTCTTCAAAATCCGGGGTTACTGCAACACCATTAATAACTTCTGTTTTTATAACTGATTTATCCTGCAATACTGTTTGTAAAATAGCTTTTATTATTTTACCGGTAGTTGCTTCGCGTTCATCATTAGTTAAATTAGCTATATCACCTTTACCTTCTAATAGAGATGTAGTTGAAAAGAATGTATTGCGCTCACTTAATATCTGATAATCAAAATCTTGTATGGTGTATCTTTTTACAACTGAGTTTTCATTTGAAGTGTCTATTTCATCAGATATTACAAACATTAACTGCAATCCAAATACCTCATAATAAGAATCTGACATCATATTATACTCGCCTTCAGTGACGCCTTTATCAACAGGTAATATTGATAATAGTAATATGTCTCTTGCATCACCTCTTGTTCTATAACCTCTTAATAAACTTTTATTTGAAAATTCAGATAACGTTGAGTCAGTTTTAAACCTTTCAATCACGTTGTCTCTATTATCGATAACTACATGCCCTTTAAAAAAAGGATTATATACATTATCTTCAATATCTAATTCTAGTATTGCACTTTTTTGTAAATTTATAGTTCAACTTTTAGGATTTATTAATGTTGCTCTAAAAATATAATTCTTATCACTTATTAAATTAACAAAGCTAGATATGTCATTCCGGACATATGAAAAAATACTGGTATTTCTCATTGCAGTTGCTGTTTGATACTGTCTAAAATAGTTTTAAGGTAAACTTTTTTTACCACCTTTAACAGCTTTCCACTATTATTAGTTGCAAATGGGTTTGAAATATTATTTATTAAACATATAAGCCACCATAAATGAGTAGTACCATACATCTGAAAACTTAATGTGGTAAATGGTACATTGTTATTCATTTGGACTGTATAAAATATTTCACTATTTATATCCTTAGGAATTTTAACTGTTTTTAAAATATTGTAATACAAATAGTTATTATTTTCAGTCTCAAACACTTTAAATATATTTTCATACCTATATAATTCTAAATCAGGTAATTCATTTACATATTGTTGATATTTTCCTGGATTCATATTAGTTTACAGTTACTTTGCTTCCTAAGCTTGCATACATAAAATTTCTCGATTCTTCATTCAATGCAGTAAATGTCATATTTACTTCATATGCATCAGGTATTATAGTGTCGATACTTTGATTGGTGGTACTGGCCGGTACGTGTATTTTCATTAATCTTCTACTACCTTTAAAAGTAACATCCATACGTGTTAAACATGCATATGGCATATACGCAACGCCTGGAATAAAAACTTCATATATTACAGGTAAATCTATAATTGACCTGCTATATCTACCTGGTTTATTTTGGTATATTAAACCAAATATTAATTGCCAATTTCTAGGTATATCACTCACATTTCTTGTGTTTAATAATGGAAAAGATACACTAATACTTC